ATAAATAATTCGCAACATTTTGTTTTAACGTATTAGAAACTGATTGTGTTAACCTACCATTCGCATCATAAGATAATACATCAATATTAACTTTGTTATCTTTTTCTGTAATGGCGACCTTTGCGGGTGAACCGTATTTACCAGGCATTTTCTTAACCAAGGCATTATAATCGTTAACGGTAACCGCCCTATTTTGTGCTGAGAAGTTATACGTAACCATATTTCTAACTTCCTCAATTGATGGTAAGTTAGAACCTCCAATGGCGGCTGTAACGTTATTAACTCTTAATGAGTTAACTGTTGTTTGGTTAATGTTTGCCGATGGACCGTTAACAAAGAAGTTAACCGTACCTATTTGGTTGATTGCATTTACACCTATATTTGATGCTGTACCACCACCCACTCTATATTGTACAAAAATTGTCGTGTTAGCCTGTACCGTTTTTCCTAAACCAATATTATTTTGGTAATCTTGTAATCTTAGTGGTGACCCTAATCTAGCAAATTCCGCTAATTGGTCATCAGGAGTTGTTGTACCACCACCAAATTGTACCCTTAAGAATCCTTCAGGAGTATATTCAGTTATGAAACGTCTTTCAGTTTCAACATACCTACCCACTTTAACTCCAGGCTTATCGGTTGGTTTCGTAGAATCCTCAATAAAAACCGTACTTTCAGCTAACGAATCAACCTCATACCACTTATTATTTACATTTAAGAAATCTGAATATGGTGGAGTTGATTGAAATGATGTACCATCTTTTTGAATTATAGAGGTCACGGCTAAAACATTTTTTTCGGGTAAGAAAAACTCATAGAAAGGTCTAACATCACCATTACTAATAACTTTTTTAAAGACTTTTGTCAACCCATTAACCACAACCTCTCTTTTTGTGATAGTATAACTAGTTAAGGTATTATTACTATCGAAAACCGGTATTTTAGTTCTATTAGGATAACCTTCACTATTATATTGTGTTGCAAAGTTAATATCGTTTTGATTCTCAAAAACTTGACCAGCACCTATAACCTGTGAACCCGCCCTCAAAATACCTAAATACCTTGAGTCTTCTTGGTCACCGAATGCCGGTACCGTAATTGAAAAATCACACAAAGAAACAGAAGGTCTGTTACCCGGTATTTTTAAACCATACGTTCTTGCTATGTTAAATATTGAACTTTTTTGTTGTGCGTATTGTAGAATAGTTTCTTGAATACTTCTATCGATATGATAATGTAAGTTATCACCAATAGCCGCGTTTAGGTCCATTAATACTGAGAATACTGCAGCATCATTAAAGTTATCAATGAGCTCAGGATAATACTGTCTTGTATAATTTACTAACTCCTGTCTAAGACCTTCAAAGTCTCTTTCGGTATATGATATTTTTTTCTCAGCCATCTACTATTAAATATTGATAATTATGAAATCTTTTGATTGGAATGTGCTATCCGTTATTGTATAATCTATTCTTAATTTAGCAGTATACTCTTGTGTACCCATACCAGGTAGTCTATAAATATCACTAGTACCTAACAGTTCCATATTTAAATCCCCTTGGGCACCTTCATCGTCGACATATGGTGTTATAACTATTTCATTAATAATTAAATTTGGAATGTATTTATCTACCGCATCTCTAATATCTGCCTTAATCGCTTCGAAAGTGGTACCATCCATTTGTTCAAAAATGAATTCATAAATACGTGTTCCAAAATCGGGTAAATAATACCTACTACCCTTCCGAGTTAATATAAGATGAAGCAAGTCTGTCCTTATCTCTTCGTCCGTTGTGGGTGAAAGAGAAAGGTACTTACCAATTCTACTATCTTGGAAAGGAAAATTTATTCCATATGTTTTACCATCTGCCATTATCTATAAATATATTAACACTTTAAATTATAAAAAAAAGAGGACCGAAGTCCTCTTTTATCTTTATCGTTTGTTAATTTTAAGAATTAACCCTCACATGCTACGCAATTTAAGTCGTTTAGTCCTAACTTTTTTCTTGCAAATGCCTGAGCCGAATTCATCGAATGTTGGTAGTATAATGTCTTAACACCTAACTGCCATGCCTCAATAAGAAGTTTGTTAACATCTTTGGTTGGCATATCAGGTGATATCATTAAGTTTAGTGACTGAGATTGGTCAATATATGACTGACGTACCGCAGCTTGATTAATAATTGAAGATTGGTTAATCTCGGCAAATGTTCTAAACACATCCTTTTGTTCATCACTTAGGAAATCCAAATGTTGTACTGAACCATCCGCTTTCTTAATACTATTCCAAACCTCTTTATTATTTTTACCCATATCACTTAACAATTTTTTAAGTACAGGATTTTTAATAGTAACCTTCATCTTAGCAACATCTTTCACATAACAGTTAGACCAAATAGGTTCAATTGATTGAGAAACTTGACCAAGGATAAAAGCTGACGATGTTGTTGGTGCGACTGCGTTTAAAGTAACATTTCTTCTACCATAACCCTTTAGGTATTCTGGTTCACCAAACATACTTGCCAATTTCTCAGACGCTTTGTAAGATTTTTCTTTAATGTGTTTGAATACCTCAACATTAAGTCTCGCAGTATCTCTAGTATCAAAAGCCAATCCTTTAGATTGAAGTAATGAATGCCATCCTAATACCCCTAAACCCAACGCTCTTTGTCTCTTAGCGAAGTTGTAGGCTTTTTCCATATAGAAAAATGCCATTTTACCTTCACGAGTACCGTTATCTCTTAAGTCTTCTAATTTAGTTAATAGTTCAGTCACGACAACATCTAAGAACATAGTCATAACCTCAACCGCATCGGTATCTTTCCACTCATCATAGTGAAGTACATTCATTGATGATAGTACACATACGAACGATTCTTCATCTGAATTATGTAATGCAATCTCTGAACATAAGTTTGAGTTATTAATGGTCGCCCCTTTGTCTTTATATACGTCTACAGTGTTATTGTTAGTCGTGTCATGAAACATGATATAAGGATAACCAATCTCGCCTCGTCTTTGTATTACTTTAGCCCAAATATCTCTTTTCTCTTCATCACCAGCAATCATTTCATTCATGAAATCATCGGTAACCGTAACGGCATGTGTTAAATTTTGGATTGCAGAACCTTCAGTACCTATTTCTAAGAACTCCATAATGTCTGGATGTTCAACAGGTAAATACGGTGAGAAACGACCTCTTCGTGTCGACCCTTGTGATATGTTATCTACAACACTCTCAAAAAGATTCATAAAATGTACCGCACCAGGTGCAAGTCCGTTGTCTGTTATTTCGGCTCCACGGTGTCTGATATTACCAAAGTATCCTGATGTTCCTCCACCCATTTTAGACATCTCTCCAACCTCTGCTTGAGTATACAGAATTGATTCAATATTGTCACTGATGTTAGAACCAAAACAACTTACAGGTAGACCTCTCTTTTTTCCAAAGTTAGCCCATACAGGTGAAGATAGTGAATACCACCCTTTACCCATATAGTCATAAAATTTATCAGAGAAACCTTCAACACCTAAAAGTTTTTCTGCGTGGTCCGCAATGGTTCTAATTCTTTCTAAAGGTTCTTCACCCTCACTTAAGTACCCTCTACGTAAAAAGGTAATGGATTCTTTATTAATCCAATCAAATGGTTTGTTATTGTTCATTATATTTTAATTTTTTTAGAATAAATCGTTCGATGTGATTGATTTAGATTTCTTACTATAGTTAATACTTCTCTTATTAAAGAAATCCGTGTGTTTTGTTGTTAGAATTTCATCGTCAAACCACTCAGTAGTATCCAAAAGAGTTTTATTGATTTCGAAAATACTATCAATACCAATAGAGTTTAATGATACGTTAAACCTATGTTTAATAAATTCCATTGTCTGATTTTTAGTAAGGAAATCTAAATCTCCCTCTTCAAAAATCCAATCAACAATTTCAGATTCCGCTTCATATGCCTCCATAGTTGCTACGATTAAATCCTCCTTTAATTCTTTTGACCACCAACTTGGGTTTTCATCTTTAATTAAATTAACAAGGTCAAACCCAAATCCCGCATGTATATTCTCCTCTTTTGATGTCGCTTCAACAGCATTACTAATACCTTTCAACATGTTCTTATGTTTGTTAAATGACATAATAACTAAAAATTGTGAGAATAATGATACGTTCTCAACAAACATAGAGAATAATACAATCGACTCAAAGTATTCTTTGTTTTCTACTGCCTTTGAGTTTGTGATAGATTTTTCTAAATACTTAATTCTTTTACGAATGGCAGGAACTTGTAACAATGTCTCAAACTCTCCGTTAAGTCCTAATAGTTGTACTAGGTGTGAATATGCGTCAGCATGTCTAACCTCAGACTCGGCGAACGTTGCTCCAACATTACCAATTTCAGGTTTTGGCATTCTTTTGTATATGTCCCCCCAAAAGGATTTAACCGCAATCTCAATTTGTGATATTGCTAACATTGCTCTTTTAACTGCAGTTCTTTCTTTCTTATCAAGATTTACTTTAAAGTCCTGAATATCTGAGGTATAGTTAAATTCCGTATGTACCCAATATGAATGTCTGATAGCATCAACATACTCATTTAGATTTGGATATTCGTAAGGTTTTAAGTTCGTTCTCTTTGTGAAGATATTTGGACTATTATCCTTACGGTAAATGATATATTCTTTAGCAACATCATTAAGACCGTTATCCATAAGTTTGTTTTCAACCATATCGTGTATTTCATCGACGTGAGGAACTCTATCAGGGTCACCTCTGAAAATTCCTTTTCTTGTGAGTCTTGCGATTTTATCCGCCATCTCGTCATCGACATTTCCAACGCTATCCATAGCCTTTAATACGGCGTATTTTACTTTTTCAGATTGAAATATTACTTTCTCCCCACTTCTCTTAATCACATAGTTAATCTCTTTATTACTCATACTATAAATTGGTTTTTTTAATTATATTTGATTTTTCTGACCTTCTCTCTGTTGTCTTTTCGCCAACAAATCTTTAATACGGTCACGATTTCTCTCTTCTTTTTGTTCTTCGACACCCAATAGTGTCATACTTTGTTCGGTATCAATAACCAACATTTCGTTGTCATACTTACAGTTTTCGAAAACTACCCCGTCAGGTCCAATTCTTGATTTAGTAATTGCAATAGTTGCCAATTTCATATCTTTTTGTTGTAGAGATTTTGCAACTGAAACAATTACGTGACCAACTTGAGCTTTCTTAATTGAACCACCCATTTGGTCGGTAGTCACCACTTCCGCAGAAATAGATGAGCGGTTACCTTGGGTTGCAGTCCATCCAACAATATCCAATTCGTGACACATAGCCTCAAAACCTCTCATTACCGAACCTTCCGCTTTCCATTCATCACCTAAGTTTTTGTCAGGAGTAACACAGTCAATATAGTCTAAAACTATCATATCAAGTTTATTTCCCTCGGCAATCATTTTACGAATCTGATTTTTGATTTGATTCATAGTCAGAGTATCTGAAGGTAACTTTTTAAGTGTTAACCTATTTTTGGTGGTTTCTTTAATTACTCTAACTTTTTCCATCACCTCGTCCCTACGACCTGATAAGTTATCTGGAGCAATACCTGTCCATAAAGTAAAATGTTTACGTTGGATAATCTTTGGGTTGTCCTCAAAGAAAACCTGTAATACACTGTAACCTAAATTGAATGCGTTATTAGCAATTTTCGTTAAGAATGTCGTTTTACCAACACCTGTCGGAGCTAATATTACACCAATCTCACCTTTAGCTAAACCACCCTTTAGAAGGTTGTCAATTCCTGGTACTCCCATTGGTATTGGGTGACGATAATCATCATCTAATACTTCATCTAAGTTTGAGAATACATCCGCCGTTCCAGCGTCGACTTCACCCACTTGGAGAGCCTCACGAACCATTTCTTCTAAGTGGTCGTAAGATTCAAAATCACCCTTGTCAATAATTTTTTGAGCTTTAGTCATAACCTTCTGAAGTTCTTGTT